TGGATCAGATCCCCGGTTGGCACTTCAACTTCGTAAAGGGAATCAAGTATTTTGTAACTCCCTTTGAGGGGTTGTACAAGTTCTACCTGCAATTGCTGATGGGGGATGCTACCGACAACATCAAGGGTATCCCCGGAATCGGCCCTAAAAAGGCCACAGGGATGCTGGAACTTGCCAAGACAGAGGAAGACATGTATAGTGCTGTGGAAACGGCGTACAAGGCCGCTTTCCCCGAGAACTATATGGATTTGATCCGGTGCTATGGTCAACTCCTTAAGATCCGCACCAAGGAGGACGAACTCTGGCTACCGTTACCCGAAAGGCAAAACCCAAGTTCCGCTCTGGGCTAGAGCGGTCTGTTGCAACGCTATTTAAAGCAACAGGTATTGAGGCTGTCCACGAGAAACTTACTTTATTTTACGACCAACCATCTAAACGTCGGCGCTATCTGGTAGACTTCACCATCCCGGAACATCCCAATCTTTGTATTGAGGTCAAAGGAAGACTCACCGCACAGGACCGACAAAAGATGGTTCTCGTAAAGGATCAGCATCCCTCTCTTCATATCATCATGTTGTTTGGAAGAGCTAAGAATACCCTTAATAAAAAGAGTACTACAACTTACGCTGAATGGTGTGATAAAAACGGCATTAGTTGGCTGGATATTGACGACTTTGAAAGGGACCCAACTTGCCTATTACGTATGACAAAGAAAAAGGATGGACCACCAAAGAGTGTTCTCCGCAAGAGATCCAAAGCCTCCTCGAAATAGGAAAGATGACTATCATCCAAGAGGTAGCTAAACTTAATACTCAAGCGAGGTATGAACAATGGCTTTTGCATACACACAAGGACAAGTTCTTTAACTCCTGATGAAGATACTTCTCCTAGATATTGAGACAGCCCCAAATACAGCGTATGTGTGGGGTCTGTTCAAAGAAAACATTCCTCTGGTAAGGCTGATGGAATCTAGTTATACACTATGTTGGGCAGCTAAATGGTATGGGGAAAAGAAGACTATGTTTTCATCCGTCTACCAGACTAGTCCAAGAAGGATGTTAGCTGAGATCCACAAGCTACTTGACGAAGCTGATGCAGTAGTGCATTATAATGGTTCTAGGTTTGATATACCTATCTTGAATAAAGAGTTTCTGATGTATGGATTCAAACCACCTAGCCCTAGTAAGCAAGTTGACCTGTACCAGACGGTAAAAGCAAAGTTTAGATTTACCTCAGGGAAATTGGACTACGTATCTCAGGCCCTTGGACTAGGCAAGAAACATGATACTACCTTCGAACTGTGGGTAGATTGCATGGATAAGAATCCGACTGCTTGGAAAAAGATGGAATCCTACAATAGACAGGATGTACTACTCTTGGAAAAGGTATATGACAAACTCAAGCCTTGGATCAAACTGCATCCTAATCATTCACTTTATGGACCCTGTGGACTCGTATGCCCTAACTGTGGCTCTGCACACTATCAAAGACGGGGCTACGCTTATACTGGAGCATCTAAATACGCAAGGCTTCAATGCACAGATTGCGGTAATTGGTTCAGAAACGGGGGAAGTCTTGCACCCAAACCCAAAGACAAGTTTGTAAATATAGGAGTATAAAAGAATGGGAAGAAAGCAACGGCTGGACGAGGAACAAATTGAGCAAATTCGTAATCTATTTAATGGTGGCACTTCTGCTGCTGAATTGGCTAAAAGCTATGGAGTCTCCAAGATCCTTATCTATCGAGTCATTAACAAGAAGGGTGCTTATAGGGATAACCCTCTTGTTCTTGGTAATCCTGTTCTAGATGCACATGGTATGGTGGTGAATGTTACACCTACCAGCTAAAGATAAAAGGTTAAACTTTTGGGAATGGCCTGCCTACCTGATAGATATATATCGAATCTTTCCTCGGGTTATCTTTATTCTTGCTACGTTCATGATAACGAAGGTAGGCTTGTGGTACATGTATGCCCTAACGACCTTGGACAGGTCGGCGGAAGTGAGCGCATTTGTAGCCGTTGCGGTAGGAGCCTACGTGAAGCTTATGGATTACTACATGCAAAGAGGAGTAGATTGGGGTAGACGTATGCAAATAAATGGAGGAGAAGCACATGCCGATACAAGCTCTAGTACTACCGTTTCTTAAGACTTGGTGGAAGGTTATCCTTCCCATTGTACTGTTGCTTATGGCTCTCGGCTATGTTAAGGTTCTCCATATGGAGATCGATCACTACAAGGCTAAGACAGTTTCTATGCAACTAGCTATCGATGCTGCTGCGGCTAAAGAGGAGGCATTGGAAGTAGCTGCTGCCCAGATTACTACTAAGTATCATGAGTCTCTGGCTAACCAGTTCAAGATGCAAGACGCAGCGGGTGCTGCAATTCACGAAAGGATCGTCAAGAATGAAGAAGCTAATCGCCATCGTATCTCTGCTGATATTGTCAGCCTGTTCAACGACAGTAAGCCCCGGCTTAAACTCAAAGACCCTGCCGCAGCCGTCAAAGGAAATGATGCAAGACCCGCCACCATTGAGGAAGATCCAAGACAAGTCAGCGGCGGGGCCGAGCTTCTGGTAGAAGCCCCTCCCCAAGCCTATGAACATACTCTGGCTGAACTACTGGATGTCTCTGCATATAACGATAACAATCATGTCAAGTGTATTGATACTGTACGGGAATGGCAACACTTCTGGACGGACTACACCGAAAACTATAAGGCAGTAAATGCTGGCCCTTGACCTACTCCTTGAGTATCTCAAACGAGTAGATGAGGTTCAACTTCTTGAACTGCTTGACCTGACTAGTGAGGACCTTGTGGAAATGTTCCTTGAACGAATCAAAGAGAAGCGGAAGTTCCTTGAAGGAGAAGTAGAACAGTTGCCTGAGCCACCGGAGGTGGGCGAAGGCGGGACGTTCTACGATGATGAAGATTTGTATGACGAAGAGAATACCTAGGCGTAGCTCAGTCTGGTCAGAGTCCTCGGCCTGGAACCGAGATGTCGCAAGTTCGAATCCTGCCGCCTAGACCAACCCGCCATCTAACTAATGGCTACTATAGAACCTGATAGGATGCGAAGCCAGCTAGGCACTGGTACAGGTTAGAGCCTGCAAGGTATCAGGCGGGAATGATGTCCCTGAGTTGGGTGTGGGTCTGTGGCCTGCAAGAAGAACCACCCAACGCATCACCTATATAAGGAGTATAATGTTGACAAGTTATACAGAGGGATGGAGCAAAGCCTTTGAGGGGTTGGATGTATCTAACATTCCTCCTACCAAAGAAGCAGTCAATCATCCAGATCACTATACATCACACCCAAGCGGAGTCGAGTGTATCCAGATCACGGAGCATATGGGTTTCCTACTTGGTAATGTATTCAAGTATGTGTGGAGGGCCGACATGAAGAACGGCCTTGAGGATCTAAAGAAGGCTAAATGGTATCTTGAAAGAGAGATACAACGAAGGGAATCCAAAGAATGATTAATATACACATGATCCAAGGAGTGCTTCTTGGATTTGAGTGGGATTGGGAGAATAAGTGGTTCTCTCTTAATTTTCTCATCATCAAGGTTGTTGTTGATTATAACAAGAGAGGAATTGGGTATGGCTACTAACAAACTTAATCCAGAAGACAAAGCAAAACTAATGGCTGTGTTTCCCCTTATGGTGGGAGATATTGATCCAGAGGAACATAAGCGTAGGATGGAGATCCTCCAAGCAGTCCGTACACGGATTGAGGCAGGAGAGACAGACGCAGCACCAGACAAGGCGGCTGCTGTTGATATTATGATACTTGAAGAGGCCACAAAGAAACCTAAAAAAGTAAAGCCGTAAAATATGAATGAATACCAATCCTTCATTCACAAATCACGATACGCAAGATATCTTGAGGACAAGGGTCGCCGGGAGAATTGGGAAGAAACAGTCACAAGATATTGTGACTTTTTTATCCAAAAGTTCCCAGAAAGCTTCCCTTATGACGACATATATAATGCCATCTACGACCTCGACGTTATGCCCAGTATGCGTGCACTTATGTCTGCCGGTCCTGCGTTGGAGCGGGACAACATGGCTGGTTATAATTGCTCTTATGTTGCCATTGATAATGTTAGGTGTTTCGATGAAATAATGTACGTTCTTATGTGTGGAACCGGAGTCGGTTTCAGCGTAGAAAGGGATTATGTTAAGAAGCTTCCACAAATTTCGGACGAGATGCACCCTACTGAGACTACAATTATCGTTTCTGATTCGAAGATTGGTTGGGCCTCCGCACTACGAGAAATGGTGGCGCTCCTGTATTCTGGAAAGATCCCTAAGTGGGACCTAAGTCACATTCGTCCTGCCGGTGCAAGACTCAAAGTATTTGGAGGAAGAGCTTCGGGTCCCGAGCCTCTTGACAGACTATTCAGATTCTTGGTACAAATATTTTCTAATGCAACAGGGCGACAACTTAACAATCTTGAAGTACACGACATTGTATGCAAAAGCGCTGATGCGGTCGTTGTCGGTGGAGTTAGACGTTCGGCCCTCATATCTTTATCTAATCTTACCGACGAAAGACTCAGGGGAGCAAAGAGTGGAGCTTGGTATGAAGCGCAAGGACAACGTGCACTTGCCAACAATAGTGTCGCTTATACAGAAAAACCAGATGTGGGAGTGTTTCTAGAAGAATGGAGAGCCTTATATGGATCAAAGAGCGGTGAGAGAGGGATCTTCAATCGAACTAGTGCAAAACTTGCATCGGAAGCTACAGGACGTAGAGATCCTAATTACGAGTTTGGAACGAATCCTTGCGGGGAAATCATCCTCCGACCTAACGGATTGTGCAACCTTTCAGAAGTGGTTGTTCGAAGCACAGATAGTGTCGATGACCTTAGACGCAAAGTTGAAATGGCTACAATCATTGGAACTTTTCAGTCTACCCTTACCAACTTTCGATATGTTCGCCCAATCTGGAAACGAAATGCCGAGGAGGAGCGTCTTCTAGGAGTATCCCTTACAGGCATCATGGATCATGAGTTGCTGAGTGGTAATGAATTTGGTGGAGATACTCTGCCTCATGTCTTGAAGGAGTTGAAACAACATGCCATTGACACTAATAAACTCTGGGCCGAAAGGCTGGGCATTACTCCATCGGTGGCTATCACGACTGTTAAGCCTTCCGGTACGGTTAGTCAACTGGTTGACAGCGCCAGCGGTATACATCCGAGGTACAGTCAATTTTATGTACGTTCAGTACGTGCTGACAAGAACGATCCGCTGGCCCACTTCATGCGAGAGAAAGGATTCCCTGTAGAAAATGATATCACAAAACCTGACCACACAGATATCTTCTACTTTCCCCAGCAAGCTCCAATCGGAGCAGTTCTTCGGAGACATATCACGGCCCTCGGGCAGCTTGAGCATTACCTTGTTTACAAACGATTCTGGTGCGAACACAATCCAAGTATTACAGTCTACGTTAGAGAAGATGAGTGGATCGACGTTTGTGCATGGGTCTTCGGGCACTTTAACGAACTCGGAGGCGTCAGCTTTCTCCCTTACGATACTGGAATATATCGCCAAGCACCTTACACAGAAATTAACGCCGATGAATTTGCAGCACAAGTAGAAGCAATGCCTAAGAACGTAGATTGGGCTGACTTTAAAGAGGTCATAGATAACACTACAGGAAGTCAGGACCTCGCCTGTTTATCTGGAGTATGTGAAATATGACAATTCAAGAATTTGTTGAAGACTATCTGAATAGTATTTTGGAATTTGCTGAACCCCACGAAGTACTGATCTAACAAAAGAAAAGGCCCTCGAAAGAGGGCCTCTTTTATTGCGTATTGATCTCTACAAACTTCTGTAGATCCTGTACCCTATCTAACCATCCTTTCCTATAACGAGGATTCCCTTGTTCATGGAAAGCTCTACGAAAACCTATAAAACTTTTGATATCCTTAGCTTGTCGCATCCAAGCTTTCGTCCTTCCAACTCCGCAGTGGACAGCACTATCAAATACCGCTGTGCAGAACGGAAAAGGGAGAGCATCGCATCCACAGGCATCCCAGTAATCCGTAGCATAGATGTTGGCAGCTTGGAGTGGGGTGAGGTTTCTAATGTCAAGGTCAGGGTAGGCTCTCTTGCTAATCCCCCATTTTGTTTCTCCTCCGGGATCGTTAGGGTCATTAACATATTCTCCTTCATGGGGAAGTGTAAAAGCTAGGCTTTTCCTGAATTTGTCCATCTCTAGCATT